CGCAAAGTGCGGATGCCGAGCCGGTCGACGATGGTGTAACCGGCACGGAAATCGCCGAACGCCACCGGCAGGGCACCAGCTGCCACAGAAGGCATGTCATCGGCACGCTGGATATTGTAGCCGAGCAACATCGACGGCTGGCCGGCAGTCAGGCCAGGACGCCAGATATACTGGCCCTGATTGTCGGTGAAGAGCAGGACGGCGCCGACCGTGCCGCGCTTCATCAGCCAGCTCGCGTTGGCGAGATAGGGGTTCTTCAGCGAATTGCTAAGAGTGATCAGACCAGTGGCGGTCAGCGCCGTGGCGTTGCCGGACGCCACCTGCAGGATCGTGCCGCGTGCCCCGGCCGAGCCTGCCGGATAGGTCAGGATCCCGCGCGGTTTCTTTATGCCATTGCCGGAGATAAAGGCTGTAGCCCGCATGCGGCCGAACTTTTCCGCCACCTTGCGGGCAAACCAGGCCTCGATGTCGATGCCGGCATCTTCGAGCAGCTGCTGCGTAGCCTTGGGCTTGGCATAGATCTCGAACACCGGAATGCGCTGCTCGCCGACCTGCGGCGTGGAGGTTTCCGGCCGCGCTTCGGTCTCGCCGACCCAACCGGCCCCCATCTCGTCGGTGTCGACGGCGATCAGCAGCGCATCGGTGGTGATCGTCTCGTGATAGGCGAGCGCGTCGAGCGGCGAAGTTTCGTAGACCTTCGTGATCATGCGATCGGAGGTCTGTGTCGGAACCAGATAGCCTCCGTCCGGATCGGAGCCGACCATCATCGCCTTCTGCTCATCGGCGGACAGCGTATGATGATCACGCCGCAGCGACATATTGAAGGCTTCGCGATAGGCCTTGTATTCGTCGAGGTTGACGTCTTCCGGCTTCAGGATGGTGCCCGTCTTCAGCTCGTTGCGGCGCGACATCACCGTGCGCTTGAAGGCGAGTGCGTGCTTGACCTCGTCGGTCGCATCGCCGCCACCAAAGCCGGGGCGTCCCATCTTCTTCTGGATTTCGAGGATGGCGTCCGCCTCCTTGGCGGCCTTGTCCATGATCTCCTTGACCTTTGCTTCGATGGCAGCGTGCTTGGCTTCGACGCCGGCCGACAGGGCTTCGAGGTCCTTCTTCAGCTGCGTGCCTTCACCTGCGGCCTTGCCGGCCTTCTCGGCCAGTTCGCGGACGTCCTTGAGGTCCTTTTCCATCGAGGCCTTGAGAGTGGTCACGTCCTCGCCGAACTTCTTCACCTCGCGCTGGACGTCAGCCAGCACATCCTTCAATTCGGGCATCTTGCCCTCCTATGCATGGTTGGGGGAAATCAGCTTGCGGGTCGAGCGGAGGCTCTCCAGCAAACCGGCTACGTCTTGATCGTCCCCAGCCTCGCGCCGTGCGATCTTGGCAAAGCGGCTCACGTAATCGCGCGCCGCACTCTTCGAGAAACCGCATGCCTCACGCATGAAGTCCTCAAAATCGGAAAGTGTATTCAGCCGGTCGATATCCTCCGACTTGACGCTCCCGACGCGCGCCTTGTCGTTGGCCGGGAAGGTGACGATCGAAAGCTCGACCAGGTCGACCGCGTGCAGCGTGCGCCGCGGCTCGTTCGGCTTCGTGCCGCTGGTGAATTTTTTAGCTCGGTATCCGATCGACAGGCCATCGAGCGAACCGGCCTTCATGCCTTCATAAAGCAGTTGGCCGCGATCGGTATTGAGAGCGAAGAGCTCGCCTTCGACCTTCAGCCCCTTGCTGTTTTCTTCCATCGACGTCCACTTGCCGACCGGCAGCATATCGTCGACAGGGCCGAAGAAGCCGCCATGTTGCAGCAGCATCGGCGGCAGCTTGCCCTTGGCCTCCCATTCCCTAAGGCTATCCTTGAAGGCGCCGCGCTCGATAACATCGCCGTAGGAATCCACATTGCCGAACATGGCGCCATAGCCGGAAAACGTGCCATCCTTGGCGGTCGAGGAGAACTTGAACTCGAAATCGAGGTTGAAGCGATCCATGTCTATGCTCCAGTCGAGGATTGCGTTTCGGGCATCATCGCTCGGCCGTCGGGACCGATCGGGGCGATGTTCTGCGGCATGTAGAGTTTGTCGCCGCCGTTTATGGGCTCGAGGTCCTCATGGCCGCGCACTTCATTGGGGGTCAGCCAGCCTGGATTGCCGCCGCCTCCAAGCGCGATCTTGTTGAAGTCTGCACGATCCTTGGCAGCCGCGCGCAGGAATTCGCCGTCGGTGAAGCCGGTGTAATAGCCCTGCCGGCGCTCTTCCCTGGTCAGCAGCTGCGAATCGGCGGAACCTTCGGTGCGGCGATGCCAGGGGCGGACCGTGTGCACCAGATGGGCCAGCAACATGTTTTCCGTCGACGCATAGGTCGCCGTCTTGTCCGAATGACCGATCATGATCGGCATGACGCCAAGGGCACTGCAGATCTGCTCGACCTGGAAGGCCCGCGTCGCCACATGTTCGGCATCGACGCCCTTGATTTGCGTCGACGTGAACGTGGCGTTGCGGTCGACGGCCATCAGCTTGCCGGTGTTGTCGACGCCCGCGAAGTTCTTGCGCACCCAGGCTGCGAGCCGGATCAGCTCCTTTTCCTTGAGCACGCCATCGACCGAAATCAGACCGCTCGGCCGTACGCCATTGGCGTGGAAGGCGGCATGGCTCTGCTCGGTGGCAATCGCCAGACCGATCGCCTCGCGCGTCAATTTGACGATGTCGAGGCCCTCGACCGTGTCCCATGACGGCCCACGGAGATGCCAGATGTTTTCGGCCGGCACCGTCACCTGGCTGCCGTCGAGCCCGGTCAACTGATAATTTATGCTGTAATCCGTCGCCTGTTTCGGCTTGCATCGGCCGGGATCGAGCAGGATCAATTCGAGGATCTTGTCGCCTACAGTGTTCTTGTAGGCATAGGCATTGCCGGCCAGCACGGCATGAAATGCCTGCGTCTCGCGGAACTCCACGCTGCTTTGCCAGTCGTTCGGCTTGGTCGAAAGCAGGTCGTAGAGCGGATGATCCGTCGCTTCCATCCGCTTGCCATCGACCTTGCGGTAGAGCTTGAACGGGACGGTGGCGTTACCTTCCGCGATCCGCCGCGTACAGGCGAGCACCGTGGTGACGGTGAGTGCCTTCTTCCAGTTGACCGAAATGCTTGATCGCGACATCGCGCCGCCGTGAAAGAAATCCGCCCACATCTGGTCAACCAGACCATAGCGGGTGGATTCCTCGTTCTTGACCTCGCGGCTGGCGATGCGATCGAAAATGCCTCTCACGCGGCGCTCCTGCGGGCCAGAAGAATGGAAATCACCAGCATGGCCAGACCGGCAAAGATGAAGGCGGCCGGCACGTAGATCAGCCAGGTGCCGTAGCCGATGGCAGCGAGCCCACTGAGCCCGACGACATCGCGCAACAAGGCCGGAACCGCGCGCGCCATCGCTGTCACGGCGGCACCCATGGCCGCACCGGTGCGTCTGAAAAGGCCCATCATTCCCTCAGTAAACGTGCATTTCCGCCTCGATCTGCGCTTCGAGAGCGTCAAGATCGTCGGTATCCCAGCCGGACTTACCTCCGACCGCCTCGGGGTTCTTGATCATCACCGTGACAGCATCGAAGATCGCGAAAACCGGGTCGACCTTGGCATCGCCGGAATTTTCTTTCGTCGCCCGGATGGCCGTTGCAGTCCGATCGATGCGGACATTGGAGATGCACCAACGCATCAGGCCGCTCCGGGCCGGCACCAACGTGCCATTGGCAAGCTTGCGCTCGGCGGTCTTGATCGCATGCATCAGCTTGTAGCCCTGGCCGACGCCGACCAACTGCTTGCTTTCTTCGTTGATGCCGACCTCGTCAAGCGCTTCGACGAACTCGCCGAATGGACCTTCGCTGTCGATCGCTACCGCCGCCAGCAATCCGGCTTCGTCGATCCTGACTATCAGGGCGACTATGTCGGTCAGGTCGTCAAGCTTGTCATCAACGATCGTCAGTTCATTGTCCTTTTGGAAATCCAGAAGCCGCGGTGCGATCGTCTGACGGCGGTCAAGAACGCCCTTGTGGCACCAGGCATGCGACCAGACCAGCCATTTGCGGGTCTCGCGCTCGCGCCCGACCGCGGCGAAGCCGAACAGATCATCTAACCCGCCGCCATCGATGCCGACCACGATCACTTCACAGCGATCCAGCAGCGAATCGAAGGTCAGTGTCGTGTCTTCGCGGATTTCCCAGAATTCCGCGCCAGGCCAGCCGTCCGTCTTAAGCCCGATGCCGATCTCGATATTGAGATGCTGCGAGGCCCAGATGCGAATATCCTTCTCGCCCTTGGACTTCTCGCCTTCCCAGTCCATCACCAGGCTGTTGAGCCGCATCGAGCGGCCCAGATTGGGCATGACCATGCCCCAATTGTCAGGATCCTGCCACTGGAACGGGTCGCGGGCGATATCCTCCGGGAACTCGTAGAGCACCGGCAGCATCGCACGAATGGTCTTGCCCCTATACTTACCGTCGCGGATCTTGCGCGCCGTCGTCAGTTCATCCTTGAACACGCCGGCGGGGATTTCGTCGCTCTGCGTGGTGATGATGAGGAGGAGGCCTTCGGCATTCTTCTCCAGCCCGCCGCGGATCTGGCGCAGCACCTTGGCGGCATGCGGGTTGCGGCCGAGCAGGTGCAGCTCATCGAGCAGGACAAGCACCGGCATAGCGCCGGTCAGGATGTCGAGCGCGAAGGTTTTTACCTTCATCGTCGATCCGTTCAGCAGGTCCTCGATTTCCTTCAAGTGATACTTGATGTGAAACCGGCCTGTCCGGCCCGGCCCACCCCAGAGTTCCGGCGCCGCCTCAATCATGCCGGCCGCCTGGGCGAAGGCGCGGTCGGAAATGCTCTGTGTCGGCCCGACGAACAGCATTTCGGCATTTGGCCGCTGGTTCATGATCATCGCCGTGATGATAAGCCCTCCGCTATAGGTCGTCTTCGATTGGCCCTTCGGCACCATGGCGAAGATTTCGCGGATCAGCCTTTCGTTGGTCTCCGGATCGCGAGAGCCGAAGACGGTACGGACGATTTCGCGGAACCAGTCGCCGGCGGCATCCTTGAGTAGCGGCTTGCCGATCACGTCGGGCAGGCGCAGATAATCGAATATTTCGACCGCCAGGTCCGCCTCTTCCTCGAACAGCGGCAGGTCGGGAATCAGCGACCGGCCGTCGCGGATGCGGTCTTCCCAATCGACGCAGGAGAGGTCCCACATGTCAGTTCAGCTTCAGGTCCTGCTGCTGCAGTCGCTGCGCCATGGCGCGGCCGAGTGGAGTCTCGAGGTCTGGCGTTTGCGCGTCCTTCACGGCCTGATCCTTCTTGCCGAGCTTCGGCTCTTTCTTCGGCTTGCCGATCGCCGCCGCCCGCTTGGCGAAGGCATTGTCGGCGAGCTCTGCCTTGTCCAGAATCTTGCCAAGCTCCTTGATGGCGGCGATCTTGCCTTCCTCTACACCTTCGTAAAGCTTCAAAAGCCTGGTTCCCTCGACCTGGAACTTGGCTTCGTCGCGGGAACCCAATTCCCGGAAATAATGCTTGCGCAAAGTCTTTTCGGTGATCCCGAGCGCCGCCGCGATCTCATCATTGGTCCTGCCGATCGCGCGCAACAGCTTGACTTTCAAACGCTTTTTGTCGTCGGGTGTATGTGGCGGGCGCCCTCTCTTCCCCCACCCCTCAGGGATCGGATCGCCCAACAGGTCAAAATTCGTCGCCATGCAGAAAAAAATCCCTGAATGAG